TACAACAGGTATTGTTGAAGTAGAAAGAGTTAATCAAAACAAAATATTTTATTTAAACAATTCACCGCTTACCGCCCCATCCACAGGCTTCCCAGCTTATGTGTTAGGGGGAGCAACTACATCAGTTATTGGTGATGCAAACACCGGCCAGTTGGGTAACACAATTACAGTTTACCCTACGACAATAACAAATAACGGAAGTGTAACAGCTGAATATATTAGATACCCTTTATCACCTAAATGGACATACCAAACATTAAGTTCTGGTGAACCATTATTTGACATTAACCAAGCAGATTATCAAGATTTTGAATTACCTTCTTCAGACGAGCCTGGTATTGTAGCTAAAATATGTCAGTATATAGGTATAGAGATTAGAGAAGGAGATGTTTATCAGTTTGGTAAACAAGAAGAAGTACAAAATAACCAAATACAAACGTAAGATATGGCTTATATAAATGACTACGCATATTACGCAAATTCAGGAGCAATACCTCAAGATAAAAATTGGGGATCATACCAATACGTTTCATTAAATGATATTGTAAACAACTTTATGTTAATGTATCAAGGTAATCATGAGTTGATTAATAATCTAAATAGATACCAAGTTTTATTTCACGCTAAAAGAGGAATTCAGGAATTGAATTATGATGCGATGAAAGAAGTGAAAGTATTACAAATGGATTTAGATGATAACTTAAGATTTATATTACCCTCTGACTATGTAAATTGGGTAAGAATATCACAATATTTAAATGGTGTATTATATCCTTTAACAGAAAACATACAAACAGGATGGGCATCAACATACTTACAAGACAATAATGCTAAGATTATATATGATCAAGATGGTAATGTATTAAAGCCACAGTTTTCACAACTAGACATGTCTTTTACTAGCGGAGCTAAAACCATTTATTTAAATGAAAGTAGCGCATATAACAATCAATCAGGATGGAATGTAGATGGCTGTTGGTATTTTGACTTTGGAATAGGAGCAAGATTTGGTTTAAACACTGAAACAGCTAACGCAAATCCAACGTTTAGTATAGACAAACAAAGAGGAGTTATTAATTTTAGCTCTATAGGTAACGGAGCTTCAGTTGTTGTAGAGTATGTTTCAGATGGTATGGAGAATGGTGAAGACGGAAGCATCAGCGTTAATAAATTGTTTGAAGAATATTTATATGCTTATGTAAAATATTCTCTTTTAAATGGTAGATTAGGGGTACAAGAATATATTGTAAATAGAGCAAGGAAAGATAAGTCATCGTTGTTAAGAAATGCAAAAATTAGATTAAGTAATATTCACCCTGGTCGCCTTTTAATGAGTTTGAGAGGCCAGGATAAATGGTTAAAGTAAGATGCCGATAGTAAATACAAATTTTGTTGCGGGTAAAATGAATAAGAGCGTTGATGAACGTCTTGTTCCTCCAGGCCAATATGTTAATGCAATTAACGTAAGATTAGGATCTACAGAAACCACTGAGATAGGTGCTGTAGAAAATTCAAAAGGTAACACACAGTTAACTACATTAGCTTATGGCGGTCAAAACTTATCTAATTCAGCAATATGTATTGGAGCTTATCAAGATGGATCAAAAGAAACTATATATTGGTTTATTCATGACGCAAACAATCCTGTTGTAGGCGGTAAGTTAGATTTAATTGTTTCTTTTAATGTACAATCACAAGCTATAACATATCATGTTATTAGTAAACAAGTATTAAAGTTTGATCCTAAGTTTTTAATTACTGGAGTAAACAAAATAGAAGATTTACTTTTTTGGACAGACGACAAAAATCCTCCTAGAAAAATAAATGTAACTCAAAACTATCCAGATCCGGCAGGGGTAAATGATGGTATTAAAGAAACTGACATTAGTGTTATTTTAAAACCACCAGGGTTTGATTCTTTAGACACATTGCCTGCGCCAAGCGTAGAGTTTTTAAACGTTCCTGGAGAAGAAAATTATTTAGAAACTAGATTCATAACTTTTGCTTATAGATATAGGTATGTAAACAATGAATATAGCGCAACGTCGTTGTTTTCTACAGCAGCTTTTCAACCAGGGCCTTTTGATTTTGATGTAAACAATTTTAATAATGCTTCAATGAAAAATATATATAACTCTATTGAGGTACAGTTTGAAACTGGATCAGATAAAGTTATTGAGGTTGATTTATTGTTTAAACCAAGTAATAGTAATTCTATTTATGTTATAGAAAGGTTTAAGAAATCTGACTATGGATGGGCTAATAATTCAAAACAAACATATACTTTTACAAACAGTAAAATATATACTGTAATAGGAAGTGATGAGTTATTAAGATTATATGATAATGTTCCTAAAGTTGCACAAGCTCAAACAATACAAGGTAATAGGTTAATTTATGGTAACTATACTGATGGGTATGATATAATAAATGCAGCTGGACAAGATATACCTATTAACTTTACAACATCATTATTTACTAACGATATATTATTTGACGACTTGCCAGAGGCAACAATGTCGACAGGAGCTGTATATACTATAAATCCTAACACAAACACAACTGTACAAAATTCTAAAATTAGTTTTGATTTAAGTGATTTTGCTAATAGACTAGTCAAAGGATCTTCATTAGCTTTTACAGTATTTATACAACATTCTCAATTAAATGGAGATACCGGTGATGCGTGTTATGACTCAGCATTTGAAAACACTCCGTTTGAATTATCTGTAATATTTCCAGTAAATAGAGATTATACTTCAGTGTATGAAATGGTAAATTCACTAGAATTTGCTGAACGTATTGGTACGGTTTTGAATACTAATTTTCAACCTCTAGCAACATCGACTCAAGGTAATTCGTTAACAGACTTATTTAACACTGTTACAATAGTGCCTACTAATTGTGTATTTACTAAATCAAACAGTAGTATAGATTCTCAAACACAACAAGGTTTTAGAATAGGATCTACAGTAGGATCAAATGTATTTTCCTTACAGGTGTTGGCTATGAAGTATAATTCAGGCACGACTGATGTGTATGAATATTTTTATTTTACAAGAGGTCAGGGAACTTTTACTTCTAGTCAAGACACATCATCTTTGCATAGTAATAGAGATTATGAAACAGGAATTGTATATATGGACGATTATGGTAGGGCTTCTACAGTATTAGTGTCGGAGTTTAATACAACTTTTGTTCCAGCTTCTGCTTCTGTTGATCAAAATAAAATAAAAGTTAATGTAGAGAATTATCCACCTGCATGGGCTACAAAATATAAGTTTGTTTTAAAACCAAGTGAAGGAGGATATGAGACAATATACTCTAGTTTTTATTATCAGAGCCAAACAACAAGAGTTATATACTTTAAGCTAGAAGGTGATAATCAAAACAAAGTACAAAAAGGTGATATATTAATTGTTAAGACTGACGCAAGCGGGCCTTTAAATAGAGAGGTTACATGTCAAGTGTTAGATGTTAGCGCTGAATCATCAAATTTTTTAGAAGTTGAAGGTGAAGCACCTACTGATTCTAATCAGCTAGCAGGGCTTTATATGCAAATTAGAGCTCAAAACTTTAGTATTAATTTAGACTCGAACGCTGTTGTTGATGCGGGTGAAAAAACTGCTTCAGGTACTAACAGATCTTATTGTACTCCTTATTTACAGTATCCAGCTTTTACTACTGACTCTAATAGTGTTACTGATAACTATACAATACCAGCACAGTCTAGTGTAAAAATAAAATGGAGAATAGGAAGGCATGATGCAAGCGGTTGTCCTGGTATAGATTATATATGGGAAAACACTTATGTTGCTTCACAAGATTATGATGATTTACACGCTTGGTTTCAAGGAGATTTTATAAACCCAGCAGCAGGGGATGTTATTGACGATGGGGATGGAAGATTACAAAATCCTGTTTTCATTAATACAATCGCTACTAGTCCTGGAGCTGTGCAATGTCCGGCGCCATGGACTCCTAGTTTCCAGTTTTGGCAAGCAATCCCAGGCGACGCAGCTTCTCCATTATATTTAGCTTGTAGAAGTGGTGTAATTGCGTGTGCTAACGGAAGTAAAACTTGGTTTATGGAAGCTGAGATAGTAGTTACTAGAGCTAATAATTTAATTGTTTGGGAAACAAAACCTGCTGATGCTGATCCTAATTTATTTTATGATTCATCTGAATCTTATGACGTTATAGGTGGTTATCACATGGGTGGTAATGGTGATGGAGACCAAGCTCAAACTGCAACGCAAGACGCTATTGTAACGCTACCGTTTTTTAATTGTTACACTTTTGGAAACGGAGTAGAAAGTTATAAAATATTAGATGCATTAGATGGTCAAGCTGTAAACTTAGGAGAAAGAGTTTTAGCGGTGTCAAAAGAAGATTTTAAAGAAGCAGATAGATTTGCTGAATTAACATACAGTGGTATTTATAGTAGTAATTCTAATTTAAATAACTTAAATGAGTTTAATTTAGGGTTGGTTAATTATAAAGATTTAGAAACTAGCTTTGGCCCTATAATGAAACTGCATTCAAGAGAAACAGATATTCTTGTATTGCAAGAAGATAAGATTAGTTATGTGTTAACTGGAAAAAATCTTATTAGTGATTCAACAGGTGGTGGTGTAATTGCTTCAGTACCTCAAGTTTTAGGAACACAAATAGCTAGAATAGAAGAGTACGGTATTAGTTATAATCCAGAAAGTTTTAGTTCTTGGGGTTATGACATGTATTTTACCGACACTAAAAGAACTGCTGTAATAAAATTAAAAGGTACATCAGCTAATAATGATGCGTTAGAAGTTATATCTGACACTGGAATGAGATCATGGTTTAGAGATCAATTTAATGTTCAGTTAAATACTCAAAAACTAGGAGCTTATGATCCTTACATGGACGAATATGTATTAAGCACAAACGGAGACACGGTACCATTACCTCCGGTAATATTGCCTTGTGGAACACAAAAATCATTAGTAAACTCTACAAGCGCTCAAGAATATACAGTAGAAATAGGGAATGTAATTGGTAACGTAGTGTTTGATTATACTATTGCGTCAGGAACTATGAGTGTAAGTATGGTTTGGGATGGCACTCAAGTAGCTTCAGTAACTGATGCTACAACTAGTGGAAGTTTAAATTTTAATAAAACTAAAAATAATCCAACAACTGTTTTAGTTACAGTTACACCAAATCCATCAGCCGACTATGATATAACATGTAACTGTCCTACAGAAACTTCTTTAGTAGTGGTTCAGGTAGGTATAAGTTCAAGCGAAGATGTTGGTAAGTTTATTCATAACGAATTTAAATGGGACGACGCAAACATTTCAAGTCCAGTAGCATCAAACATGATGACTTTTGGATCAGACGTTCAAATAGCTTCACAATATTTTATACAATCAGGAACAAGATCAATAGGTGTATACCCATACTCAGGATCTAACGTAACGGTAAGGTCAAATAAAATTAATTTTGATGACTATACATGGGTTGTAAATAATGATAATTTCGCATGGCTGTCGTCAAACACTTTATACGATAATAACAGTACCGATATAAATGCGTTATTGGCGGCTGCAACTACAGTGCCAAACTCAGCTGTAAACAGTCCTTCAAGTGGATTGTATCAAGCAACAATATCTTCAATCAATTTACCTGTTGGAAACCAATACTTATATTTAATATACGATTACAGAACAACAAACTCTGCTTCGTTCTGTTATGATGCTAGTGTAGTTGGTGATGCGTGTTGTGGTTGTGGAGATTTCTGTACACCATATTTATCAAGCACAGTACAAGCTTCTATAGCTATAGCGTGTGTACAGCCTGCAAGTCAAACATATTATCATGATGGTGTGAATGTATTACCTTCAATTGGAGATACTGTTTATTCTTCTTCAACATGCGATGACAGTGCATCAAGCACAAGATTACAATCTGGATACTATGAAGTGGGAAGTAATAATGAGTGGATACAAGTTAATAGTAGCGGAGTGGTTGTGAGTAATGGAAGTTGTGCGATCAAGGCATTTAATTCTAGTGTAAATGATCCGCAAATATCAACTATCTGTACACAATCAATAGATCAGACATACTATCATACTGGGGCAAATGCAGCGCCTCAAGCTGGAGACTTTTGTTATTCAGATCAAGGACAAACTAAGTTGACTAACGGATACTACAGAATATCTTCAACAGAATTTATTAACTTAAACTTAGGTACTGGACAAGTATATGCGGT